CGTTCCCCATCTCCGCAATCCAAAGTGGTAATGATTTCAGGCTGCTCATAGATGTGGCTTACTTGGGTTGTGTTTCCGATAAAAAGGAGCTGCTCTCCTGCATCTTGGGTATACCCGGCTGATACAATGACCTGATCGCCGTAGTCTTTGATGCGGTTTCTATTTTCCTGGCTCAAGTTCCAAATTTTTATGGAGGCGGTATTGGCTGACCAAGCGAGATTCTTTTGCATAGAGAAGGCGATGCGCAAATGGGCCAATTTGATACTGCCGATATAGCCATTGAACGTTGCATTTCTCAAATCAATCTCTACGCTGGCAGTTCGATTAAAACGGGTCATTTTACACAAACTCCCCTTGCGCATAGTAAATCAGTTCAGCGACCTCTCCCATGTCATAGCGCTGGATTTTTCCTTGTCCCCCAATGATATTTTCGCAGACGATATCGCCAGTTGGTTTACCATTGGCCACATACTGAGCTGTCAAATCATAATTGGCGACGACCTTGATGCCGAGGATGATAGGAACTAAATCCCTGGTCAGAATGTCCATGACCCAGTACTCATTCATGGCGTTCCAGCTAAATGAAAGAATGAACGTTTGGCTGCCCAATTCGATCTGCTCTTGCCACTGAGAAGGTTCTTTGAATGGAATGATCTGCATTAAGCCTCCATGGGTAACTTTTTCATCCTTGCACCCCGTATATTGATATTTGTCCGAAACCAATCAATCCGTTGTCGCTGGTGATCTTGATCTTCTGAACAGCTGATGCGTTATATCGAATCCCGCTGATTACAACCTGCGTCCAATTATTGGCAGCCGAATCGCCATATTGACATAGACCATTCACACTAAATCCAGAGGGTGCCGGACCTCCGGGCAGCTGGGTTGAGCAGTAGATTTGCATATTCAAACCAAAGGCCTGGCCGCTTTGGTGTACAAAAGGAGAAAGAAGCATTTGTGTTGAAGAATTGGCGTTTGACCATGTGGCAGAATTGTAATTCCAAGAATTCGTTCCAGACATGTAATTCGTAGTGAGATAATTTGTGCCATCAAGAGAAAGCAACATGTAAACAGCTTGATTTATCGCAGGGAAAATCGCTGTGGAAATTAAGAAGATGTACTGATAAGAACGCAACCTAGGATCAGTAAGGTCAAAAATGATCGATCCTGCGGAAGGCGATAAACTTTGGATAAAATTAAAACCTCTTCCCACCGCCCTAAGATCTATTGTTCCAGCGCCATTCGTGATCGCAATCGAAGAATCCAAGCTTGTCAGATTGCCCGCTGCAGGAGATAAGCCCGCTGCGCCAATAAGCAATTGACCATCGGTCGTTAATTGGGGTGTGTTACATGCATTATTTGTTGCGGTCATGTTCTCTATGTTGTTTGATTGATCATTTTTTTTACGGACAAAACGGCGGGTAAAATATTATTCGGTATGGGAGAGAGCGATTGAACGCCCACATTGATTCCACTAGAAGCTTGGTCTTTGAGGCTGTCAGGAGGGTCCTTTTGGATGATGGGGTAGTTGGCATTGGATGCCACGGTATCTCGAGGGATTTTCGTTTGAATGCCTCCAAAAATATTCCCCTGATCGAGCAGTAATCGGACCGAGGTATCGAAAACAATTCTCTGAAGCTCAATGGTAAAGGTAAGGGATTGGCCGGTTCTGATGTCTCTCGGAACATCAAGCGTTGTGATCGCCATGTTTTTATACAATTTCAATCCAGTTACCACGGTGACTACTTCTCGATTTTGATGGAGCTGAATGAGTCGATTGAAGGCATCGATTGAGCGGTTGAAAGGAGCGAAGATGGAAAGGGGCGTGTCCGTGACGAGCCCTACCAAAACAACGATATCGGGCTCATTGATGATGTGGTCAGAGACGATTGTCCCATCTTCGACTGGGTAATTCGTGACTCGGGAAGAAAAGCGATGTTCTTCGCGGATCGTCACATCCAGATCGATCGAACCTATTTTTGGGCTTGGATATTTTTTGCCAAAGAGGAGCGATAAAACCATCATTCCACCTGCGGGTTGTTATTGTAGATTTCTCTTATCTGATCGATGAGAGCGGTTTTGATCGCTTCATCCACCGTTTCTCGTAAAATCACTTGCTGCTCTTCTGTCGTTCCGGGAGGCACCTGCATCTCGATTTTTGTATCGATATTGAAATTCTGCTCTGTAATAGCAGCTGGCGCACTCTTGGCGGCTTGATTCTCCATAATTCGATTGATCTTTTGAGTTGCCTGCACTTCAAAGTCGGGGATCTCGGCAAAGTCGGCCATCAGTTCGCGATTTAATCCCTCGCCGATCATTCTGAAGGCGCCTTTGATCCCGCGAGCTACATAACCAATGCCTTTCATGACGACTTCTAAGACTTTTACTCCTGCTGTGATAGCAGGCAAAATATCTTCGACAAAGGCCATTTTAAACGACTCGAACGTGTTCCAAAAAGAGCGGATCGATTTGTTGACCTCTTCAAATGCAGGCAGAGAGTCTTCGAGAGACTGCGCATATTGGGTGTATTTTCCCGTCAAGACGTCTAGATTATCGCCAGCTTCTTGGGCGAATTTGATGAATTTTTGGGCGTCTTCTTCTCCAAAAAAGAACTTGGCAATCGAGAACTTTTCAGTCTCTGTGCGGGCCTCATTGATCCGCTTGAGAATGTCGACGAAAAGGTCACGAGCATTTTTGACCTCGCCGGTGAATTTGTCGCGAAATTCAATGCCGGTATAGTAAGCGATATTGGCCAGATCGCCCATGCCGTACTTGGCCTCGCGCAGCATTTTGCTTAAGGTTCTTAGAGCTGATTCGAAATTTTTAGGGTCGATTCTAAAATCTTCAGCCGCTCTTCTGAGTTTGATAAATTCTTGGAAGGAGATGCCGATGCTCTTGGCTAGATCATTGGCATCCAGGGTGGCATGGGAAATGTCATTGAAAAACTCTAAGGTCTTGGCGACGAAGGCAGCCGCAGCGGTTGCGGCAATCGCGAATTTGGTTTTAAAGCCGATGATTGTACGGTTGAACTCTTCGACGCCCTTCTTATCGACGACAAAACCAAGAACAGTGGTAAGCTCTCTGACGACTGTCATTTCGACCCTTTCTTTTTAGCTTCTTCCATTAGATCGAGACGCATATCCAAGAGAGCATTGGCTCTTAATAAGTCATCTAAACTCCATGTGCGCTCGATCTCCTCTAATGAGGCAATCCCTTCCAATATGATACGCCAGAAAATGAACTCACTCTTTATGTCCTGATGGAGGTTTTTTTCGTATCTGGCTGACGACTCTGCGGCATCGGCGCTGTGGCTCCGAATAGGCGTCCAATACCGCTCTCCCCAAAAAAAGACCCAAAGTTACAGTCGATCACAAACCACAAGACCTGCATGAGAGTGCCTAAATCACCAGCGAACTCGACATCGATGACAGATTCAGTGAGCTCCATCCCATCCTTTCTCACGCCTTGGCAAAGTTCAAGCACCAGGTTTTCAAAGGTTTTGTCATCGAGCTGGGCCATGAGGGATTCGACAGCGCGGACCGCTTCTGTTTTGGAAAAGGGAAGGCCAGACATGCTTTCCTGACTATTTCCTGGAAGAAAGAGCTGAGCCAGAGCCGGGCCAAACAAACGGAGTAACTTGGCTTTCAAGCGAAGAGCTCGTCTTGCAGGAAGCTGAGTGACTGAATAGACAGCTCCTTGGATTTGTTTTTCTCGTGTTTGAATCATGTGTTCACTCCATTGCTGCCGACAAAGACGTCGAGATCGACCAGGTCCAAGACCCATTCGCGATTCGCAAGATCTTTCCCGAATTCTGAAGAGGGGTATTTCTTTACCCAACCCGTTGCGCTGAAGAAAATGGAGTTGCCGCTGAGATCTTTGATCAAAATCGGAACCACTCCTGCATTGGTGAGTTCGTCGACATTGGCAAACCCGGAAAGCACATCATTGCTAGGGCTCGATTGCTTCAGAGTGATGATCATATTTCCAGAGCGGTTGTTGCTTTTGATTCGTGTGCTGGTGCCATCTGCACCCGTGACTTTTGTCCATTGATTGTCATCTCGATCAACGGTGAGGAAAGTGCCATCTGCAAAGCCGCTCATGGGCACCCCTCCCACGGTGATGATGACCTGTTTAGGGTCGTATGTTCTGACTGCCATCGTGATCTCCTACTATTTTAAACTGTTACCGTGCCCGTTATATTCACCACGTGAATGGCTCCCGAAAGAGTGGCTTGGAATCGGACATTTCTCAAAATTCTCTGCGTCTTATCAGTTGGAGGAACATTTGCTGCCTTTGGCACCGTGACAATTGGTGGAGGATCGTTGGCGATGAAGTTATTGCTGATCCCAAGCTGCAATGCTCGTTTCACCTCCGATTCGAGGGCTGTGATCCCGGCATCGGTATAGGGAACTTTGGGGCTATTCACCAAGACTGAGTAAACGAACTCCTGAATGCGAGACGTGAGCCAATCGACTCCTCGGACGATGTCAATGAATTCCCCTTGAGCAACGGTGCCTTCTCTTGTAATCCCCACACCGCCGATGAACTCATAGGTGTTGGCTTTTTTGTTGCGCGCATTTTGTGATTGCGTACTCGTGAGATTGGAGTAGGAGATCGAATTCAACCGTTTGAATTTCCAGGTTTCAGAGCCAGGATCTAAGGGCAGCACCCCTCCAAACCAGGCGCACTCCGGGAAGTCATTTTCTGCATCTTGATGGTAGAGAACAAAAGTGCGCACATAACCAGACTGATTGCATTTGGCAGCGATCGAAGATAAATCGACCCCTGCTGCCAGATTGATGATGTTTGGATCAGATGAAGCTGTCCCAAAGAGTTTGACTTGACCCTCTGCCCATCCCGCCGCAGAGAAAACAGTGGCTGCGGTTCGATCGGTGAGGGCAAACGCATACCAGCTGTCATCGATTAGCTGAACAGCATTTAAATCATTGACGACTGTATCGGATGGGACATAGGGATTGATGATCAGGCCAAACTGTTTGCTCAAAATCCCATCCGATACGCTTAAAACAAACCCCGTCCCAGAGACGTTGGCAGTGATTTCAAAGCTTCCATCGAGATTATCTGATGCGCTCACAGGGACAGCTGTTTGAGTCGCAATCATTTCGGTTAAGGCAGCTGCGATATCTTCATTCGTCTGCACTTCATTGAGCGTGGTATAGGTAAAAGCCACCCCGTTGATGGTAACTGTATAATCTGTATTGGGTTCCACTTGTGTTACGGTAACGCGTGCAGCATCAGGGTTGACGATCGTAGAGCTCACATCGAGCGTATAGGGAGTGCCAGGGACGCTAGCCGTTAAAGAAAAAGTCCCATCGAAATTATCTGTGGCTACCACGCCGAGAGCTGCGGTATTGATGGCTGCCACCATGGACTGCGCAATGGTCTCAGGAGAGACGGGTTGAACAGGGGTGGTGATCGCAGCAGTGGGTTGGCTTGCTCCTCCCGTGACGACGAAAGAGTTGATGATCGCCGACACATTGGGCTTTCCAAAAACATTGAGGACTAAATTGGAGCCAGTGATGCTGACAGAATCGACAGCAGGGTTGGCTTCCAATGCCGTAGCGATATCGTTCATTGTGGTGATTTGATCAGTGTCAAATGGAATGGGGGCCAGAGGGGTGCCATTCAAGGTGATGGCAATGGAGTTTCCTGTCACAAAGTTGGCGCTCATTGTCACAATCGAATTCTGAGCAGTCGGCGTCGAGGGGACCGTGACACTGGTTCCATTGATGATCGTGGTGTAATTGAAGGGAGACATCGCCGTTTCAACCAAAATGGTGGCGTTGTCGACAGTCCTGCGCCCAATGGCAATCTGCTCAGGGCTCAATGTTTGACTGAACGCTTCCTGAGCTGCGATATATTCGAGATCAGTTGGGATGAAGTCATTGCCCACCGCCTGAATGCTGCTGTAAAATCGGATGCGATCATTAAACCGCTTGTGAGTTCCCAAAATCATGAGAAGGCCAAAGCCAGCTTCTGAGACTGCTTGGGTATCTCTCGTGATCTGTACGTTTACGATGTCGCTTAATGGCATATCCTCTCCTTAAGGTATTGTAATTGTGTGATCGTAGACCACGCTTCCGCTTGCATCTTGATACACTTCTTCTACTTCGACGGTTTCAATGAGCCCCAGGTTGTCTGAGTAGTCTTGTCCTATTCTGAAGAGGACATCCATGGCCGCTCTTTTCTCAAAGCGGGAGTCGAGGAGTTCCGTAGTGTCGTTTATCAGGAAGTGGTTCACGAATACGATCCCATTGGCTCTCAATGTATCCAGCACGCTTTGCATCTGAAGGCTGCTTCTCAGATTTTCCAGGCGAGTGATGCAGTCGCCGCCGTATGTTTGAATTTGGAGGGTGAACTCTCTATCGCCCACCATATCGACAAGCCCATTGGCATCGGGTCCTGGGGTGTAATCTTCGCCTACTTGATTGAGAGTGCTGAGAAATAAAGTCACGTATGGCTGTGTAGGACGCGGCGCATTTTCATTCAAGAAAATGACCGAGCATCCAGGGCAATTGGCTACCGCCCAGTCGTAGAGATAGGTCTTTATCGTCTCAAAATCAAGCGACATTCTTCCTCTCTCCATATAGGACAAGAACCGAGTGGAGTTGGTGTCCTTCCATATCCAAATGGGGCACGTAAAACGTGTCATATTTGACATCGAATAGCCGCCACGAGTTGTCATAGATTTGTTTTAAAAACTCATTCAACCTCGATTCAAGGATTGAATAATCTGTTTCAGAGATAACTTTAGCCTTCATTATTGACCTTCCAATCGTAAAACAATGTATTTGTAGTGGTTGACCAGCCCCATTGCGGGCGCATTTTGCCAGGGAAAAACCTGAACCACCTCAAAGGTTTTTCCAAAGAAAAGGACCAAATCTGGATTTACGCTCGTGATCGTGTTAATGAGAGTGGAGGTAAATAGCTTATACCCTTCCGAATCTCTCCTCGCTTCTGGAAGCTCTTGCATTTCTTCACCCTTCATCGGCTGGATGCTCGAAGTGATCTGCGTATCCGTGTAAGTGCCATCTGTCCAGCGCCCATTTGTATACCCACCGCTTTGAAAGCGGCGAAGGAGTACAGGAGAGCGGAAAATTTCAAATGGTGACGTCATTTCAGCACAACCTTATAGCGCACTGACTGCACCATCTGGCCGAAGTCGATCAGAGGTTTTGAGCTCTTTTTGATTGCGATCGTCCTTGGAGAGTTGGGAGGAGAGACAATCGCTCGGATCTTTTGGACGATCAGCTTGGTCATCAGTTGTCCGATTAGGCCAAGTGACCTATCGGTCGTGCTTTTCCCTTCGACAATTTTGTTGTATTCTCCCTGGATCGCTTTGTTGATCAGCGCCTTATTCTCATCGAAGCTAGTCGCCATAAAAGGCCTTGCTGGGATGATTTTTGTGCCAAATTCGTTCTCCGCTGCGATTTGGGCAAGCGATAGACCCGCAGGCTTTTTCCTTTGTCCTTTCATCTGCATTTTGGTGACCGTTCCCTCTTGGAAACCTACTTTGACGTGAGATCCATCCAGAAG